CCATTGCCCGCAGTGCGGTGCAGAAGTGCCGGTTGATCTGAGTATCTTCTGGACAGCAGAAAACTTTGACATTTTCAGCAGTGCCGTTTACTGCGATGCCTGCACACTGAAGCGGCTGAAAGGAGTATTGCATGAATCGGTATAACGCTGAGGGGTACATCGATCTCACTGCTTATGAAGCACTGAGCCGTATTGAACGAGAGGAACGCAGGGCGAAAAAGGCTGCCGCTTATCGACCGCTGGTATACATCTGTTCTCCCTATTCCCATGGCTGCATCAATGACAATATCGAAAACGCCAGACGATACAGCCGCTTTGCAGTAGACACCCACTATGTTCCCATTGCTCCCCATTTGCTGTTTCCGCAGTTCATGGATGACAGTCTGGGCGAAGATCGTCAGACAGCGATGTTCATGAATTTGGTACTGCTGTCAAAGTGTGCCCA